CTGCCACCGTATGCTTGCTGATACGTTTCGGCTACTGCCTTGATGAAGAATGTGTAAACTTTGCCTTTTGGGGTAATCAATGTGAACTGCATTCTAGATCCTACTTGTTGCTGTTTAAGTATCTATTATAGCAGACTTTGGATTTACCGTCAACCTTTTAATTGATGGATAAGGTCGGTGTATTCGGGATTGGGAAGTTCCGCCATGACTGATAGCAATAGCCCCTGCAGGCGCCCGGAAACATATAGGCCGGCGCCAACCCTATCGTCAGGGTGTTTGATCAGATATGCACTGAACTGATCCTTCACAAAATTGTCAGTCAATTGTTGGTGAAGTTCTTTTTTAGTGAGTTCTCTCATTCTGACTCCGGACGTTTTGGATGTTTGTCTTTGCGTCGATACTGAATCTTGGACTCAACAACCTTAGGTTTGAACGGGGTGTTTTCGCAAAAAAGCACCCGATGTACCCGATGTTTGGGCTGTTCAACAGTGAAAGATATTACCTTTTTCATAACTCATAGTATAGCACAATGAGTATTTATTGTCAACCTTACCGACCGTTGGTGTAGTGCTTGCCTTTAGGGCCTTTGCTAATGAAAGTTCTTCCGTACAGGTCACCCTGATATTCATCACTTTTGGTATTGTACTTCAATATCAATTTGATGCTCTTGTCAAGGCTGATGCTCAATAGTACGCTAGGCTTAAAGTCTAGCACATCAGCGGTCACGGTTTGATTGTTGTCTACGCAAGTGACTTGTGCAATTTCATCATACCGTATCATAGAGTGAATCCAACATGCTTGACTGACCTAGTAGTAAAGCTACGCCATTCTTTCTTTTCCAAATCAAATACACGAATCGAAGTTGTACTTTCTTTGCGCGGCGCCTTGCCTTCAGCTAGGGGTTTAACTTCTACTGGTGGAAACATACTGGATTCTAGAGTGCAATTCATTACCCGCTCAGTGCCATCTTGCTTGGTGAATGTCACTACAGCCGGCCCTGATACCAGCATACATAACAGCCAAGTTTGGAATGTATTCCATTCTGCATCAGTCCACTCTGCGGTGGGATTATATTTTGTCATTGTGTCTGAAATCATTTTGATACTCCTAAAATATGTTTTGCTCGTGCAACTAGTTCTTCATCACTGTCCGTAAACCGATAACCTTCTTCAATCAGTTTCAGGGTGTAGTGTTTGTTAAAGAGCAATCCGAACAACAATGCAGTAAGCATCCATATCGGCAGCGTGAACATGTGAAAGATCAAGCATATCAGTGACAGTACTAGATTGCCGCGATATAAAGGCACAATCCATCCGAGGCTAAAGATTCCTAGAAAAAAGTAGCTATAACTAAAACCAATGTAACCGTCTTTAACGATTCCAGTTTTAGTGTGCGTCATTTGAATTGCCTGAGCCATTTTATTTTTGTTGTTCTTTCCAAGTTGTGAAGAAGTTTTCCATTTTAATGACTTCTGCCCACTTGGCACCATAGTCATTGTCAGTGTCACACAATGCAATTGCTTCTTCCTTTGAGACAACCCGATGAGAAACAATCTGTTCCCCGAGGTGCTCTGAACTGAAGGACTTAGCTTCTTCCATTGTAACTGTATCGAGTGACCATTCACTTTTACCTTTAGGTACTTCAACCATATATCGTGCACGGAATGTACTAACACATTCGACTAGCACCCATTCAGTTTCTTCTTTTTTGGTTAGAGTATATGATCCGTCGCCATTGTCTTCCCAATCAAGAGTGTCATTGATTTCCCAACCTAGCTGGTCACACAGACCATCTGGAAACGGAAGAATCAAGTCACCGGTCTCTGGATCTTCTTCTACTGTGATAATATGTTTATGGTTCATGGTGTTGTCAACATTCTAAATAAGCCGAAACTGTCGATAGTAACCAACAGCATGTAGTTTGCGATCATGCCAAACGATTTCCGAGTATAACTAGCCCAACCGTACATAGCACAGCCGCAGATCCAAACAGGGTATAGATACAATAGCGGAGGATTCGGGACGGTGACTGCCATAGTAATGGCACAAGCGATACTGATTGCCCAAGCACACAACTCAACAAAAAAACGAAAAGGATGTGTTCTGTAGTCATCTTTTATCCATTCAAAAATTCCATTTAATATGTTATTCATCAGTTTGCTCAGCGATGGCAGCTTTCAATACTTCTACCATCATTTGATTAAGCGTAATATCTTTTTCGTGCGCCATCTTCATCAGTCGGAACAGTTCGTCATCTGACACGTTAAGCGGTACAATGATACGTTCATCAAAGTATTCACCGTTGAAAATTGCATGAGCTTTTTCATGCCAGTCTTCTTCAGTTTCTAAATCGACCCACTTAACATCATCCCATGCAAAGTCTACATTCGTTACTCGGGAGAGTGCTTCTGCCTCTAATGCATCCTTGAACTCAGGGTTCAGCCAACGATAAGGGCGTCTTTCTGAATCTTTAAATTCAACTGATGCCTCGTATACCTCTTGCGTTCTAGTATCAATGATGCACGTACCAGTTGCGTGTTCGCTCTCATACTCGATATAACGAGCATGGTCGCCGTAGCACTTCCACAGATACTCGGTGCCGCCTGTGATACGATGATCAAGACTTTCGTTTACGTTTTTTAGTTGCATTTAGTTTTTCCTTAAGAGTAGTTGCGGGTGCTAGCTTGATGATTTCATTATATATGAATTCCATTACGCTGTAAAGTATTTTGGCATCCTTCTCAGTCATCCCGGCTTCAATTGTGAGGGCTCCTTCTGGTTTGCGCGACCAAAAGTCGTGCCGGTATTCCATACACATCATGTTAATTACTTCTTCTTTAGTCAGCGGCATCGGTAGGTTTCCCCCAGTCGTTAGTCCCTGAGTTCCAGTGTCGGTCATCGACGAGGCAAGCATGAATGCTATATCCTAGTAAACCGGCACTCACCTCAACACCGGCATGGTCGCAACGGAAGGACCAGTTGAGTGAGAAACTAAGAATAGTATTATCCTTGAATACTTCTACTTCCCATCCGAGGTGCTCCGCCGGTGACTGACCCGAGCGTTCATGAATTACACTCCATCGTCTGCTAAATGGATTAGTTAAGTTAAATTGTATGTTAATCATAGATATCGTTCTAATGTCAGTATAACACAGATTGCGATAGCAAAGAAAGTACTTTCGGGAAGATTCATCATCGTCTTGTTGCTCCTATGCGGCTAGCTTTGTTCCAGTCGTAGGCGACGCCATCTGGACACTTGCCATCTTTAATCTCATCAACACCACTCTTGCCCACACTGTTAGGATCTTGTGACACCATTGTCACAAAGCCCATGCCCTTCTTACGGAACAATTCCGCAAGGCTCAGTGCATCATTTAACTTAGTACAGTTCCAGCCGTAGCTTTTATCATCAACTGGGTCTGTATAATATACCTTAAACATCAAATATCATTCCTAAAAGTTCGCCAATCATCAATATTTGGCTTTTCATTTTCATCATACGTCCAACCTAAGGCGCGCATCATACGATGCTTCACTAGCAAATTGGGACTACGCCACCGACCTACATCGTCAAAGCCCATCATAACACCAAGTTCGCATACTGCGCCACTACGGCAAACACCCATGTGACAATGAACAACTACGTTCATCCTGTTCTCTAATGCATGTTGCAGAAGTCGAACTAGCTCATTGGCTTGCTCTTGGCTGCATCGCATTTCTTCATCAAGTGCAAAGTCGTTTAGTTCGATATCAAGGAACTCAAAGTTGTGGCGCTCTTTGAACTGATGCTTGGCAGTTGGTGGATAACCTGCTGGATCGTTAATCCCGATCAGCATACTGTTTTCGCCGGCGGCGTGATGGAAGCCGGTTACAATATCACCTTTTGCTACGTTTTCAATCCACATACATTACCTCGTCAAATCCTTCTTCTATTGTAGGTTCTTCCCAACCAGCAATCATGCTATCAACTACCCTCTTTGGGATATTCTTTCCAATACGCCCTGCTAGGCGTCGATCTAATTCTTCACGCTCTGGTGTACGAAACACCACAGCAATCTTGTAATACTTTGGCAGCATGTTAAACTTTTTCTTACGGCTTTTAACTGTAGTAGAAGTTTGATCCCAAATAATATTCATGCCCTTATCACGTGCCAACTCAACATGATTAGCCATCAATCGCACTGCATAGGGCATGTAATCGGTAAAGATTTCATTGTATGTCTTACCGAGACGTTCAGCTTCCATGTCAACCCACATGTCAGTTGACACGTAAGAACATTCAGTGGCCCACTCTTGGTTCTTAACCCAGGTAGACTTGCCTGCTCCTGGTACGCCTACTAACACGTATAATTTTAACATCTTATTCTGTATCCTCTTGATCTTCAGGAACAATCACTACACTATAATCCTTGCGGATGGTGTGGGCCAAATCCTCAATCAAATCAATAACACCTTGCTGGGTCATTGTCATTGTGATAGTAGTGTAGTCCTGCGTCAGGCGAAACTGTGTCTTACCATCAAGAGTCATACCGATTAAAAATGGCGGACTATTGTCTTCTGCCTTGGGCATTTCGGGGTACGGTGGCAGGGGGTTTATAGCTTTGACCATGTTGGGTTCCTTTGATTCAAATTTCGTACTGTATGGCTTCTTTTCCACACCATCTAATAGGCCTTGGTTCCAGCCTTTCAAATACTCAGACTGACCACTAGTAGGACCAATCGAATGGTACCCGTCGTAATATCCATCAGCTTCAGAAGTATGCACTGGAGGATTGGGCCATGGTTTAGGTTTTGGCACATTGTGCCAATTTGGCACTGCGTCTGCCTTGTTACCTAGCATCATATCATCTGTTGCTGTGGTCTGATACAGGGGTTGCTTTTTAAACCAATTAAACATTATTTTACTACCTGTGTACACTTCGCGCCACGGCCGAGTTCGTCCATGATTTGTCGGGCGCTACCATCTTGGCCAACGATAAACTTATATCCATCAATGCATCGTGATTCAGTCAGCCCGTTAATACCAAAGCTGATACTACCGGATTCGGCATTCACGCCGGTGTAAACATTGAATGCGATAGTGCTGATAATCAGTGCAATTATGACGCCAATCCAAACGTTGAACAAGGTAAATCCAGTTGACATTTTCATATAACGCTTTCTAGTGTGTTTAAGTATCTATTATAGCAGAAAACGGGTTTATTGTCAAATTTTGAACGTAGCCCAGAAGGCCGTCTTCTCCAAATCTTGCTGAAATTCCGGATACACTTCGTTCAGTCTACTGTCAGAAACTTCGGTATAGCCACTTCGTAGTTTCTTTCGGAACATTTCGCTGACACAGTAGGTGCTTCCGGTAATCATTTTCGTTTGTAATTTAGTGCCACGGCGGCCCCAGAATGAAACATAAACGTTTGGTGCATGGTCATTGCGTTGCAACAGGATGATTCCCCACACCTTATCAGTGTTAGATTTTTCGTTCCTCTGCCAGCCGATGTATTGCGTAAGTGCCATATCAAGATCCTACTTCAGCCGCACTCATCTTCCCATTGGGAAATGATTGCTGCTTTACTTTCTAGAGTAGAAACACGTTTCCATGCTGCTCTTGCTGCTTCGTATACCGCAAGATCATTCTCCCAGCCAGGAAAGGTATCGCAGGCAAATTGCTTAAAGTAATGTTGTTCGGGTGCGTCCATTATTCGCCCCAGACAAATTTATTCATAGCACAATAGACCAATAATGCCCAGCCTTGGAAGTAAGACCGCTCGATGGCGACAATGTAGCTAGGGTCTACATTGAGATACTGTGCCACAACGTTGCCAATTAGCAAGGAGATGAATACCAATAGTGCTTTCATTTTTCTACTCCGACCTGTTTCTTTTCTCGTAGCGAATAGATCAACGGGGCATACAACAATATTACAAAGATGGACCATTTCAGCATGGTATAGAACATCGCTGGCCAGATCATCCATACGTACAAGTTGGACAATGCCATGGCATAGATAAGATACATGATTACCGTTTTCATTCTTCAACTCCGAAATGTTTTGTGTAGTGCTTCGAGATAGTTATCCGTACCCATATGTAGATTGCCATTGTCAATCTTATCATATATGCTAGCGCATTCCCCAATGATCAGCTCAGCGAATTCGTGCAGTTGTTTCATCGAAAGAACCTTTACTATATCCGGTCTATATTCGGGCCACTCATGAATACAAACCTGCTTAGCAAGTTCAGTAATTCGTTCGTTCATTCTAATGTCTCAATCTTTTTCACAAAAAACAAATCGGTAAAATCATGCCGCTCATGCATACTTGACTTTTCACGCCATTGTTGTGCCAATTTAAGATCACTAGTCCAACCATGAAGTTCCCACACTGCATCAGGGTCAGTGGCTTTCAGTACATTCAACAGATAAACTTTTGGTTGAGCTAATACTTCTTTGATGATCAGCTGGGCGAACTTTTCAATTTCTTCAACACTACCGAGAATCTGAAAGGGCTTGGGTGGATTCGTCATCCAGGACTCGACCTTCAAGCCAGACTCAACGGCAAGTTCTGTCATGCGTTCGTTCATTCTTCAACTCCGAAATATTCCAAAATACCACCAGGTCCATCATATGCTAATGAGGCACATTCCCGCACAATCAACTCAGCGAACTTTTCTTTGTCAAAAAATTCAACTCGTTCACCAAAC